CAATTGTGTATTAAAGTCTTTATTAACTCAATTTATGGTTACTTCGGCAATAAAAACGCGCCTTTTGGCGATGATGATGTGGCTTCGTCAATTACGCTTACCGGCCAGTCCGTTATTAAGCATTCAAATGAGCTACTTAAATCGTTTATTAAGAACGAAATCAGTTCAATTGATGATGAATTGCTTAATAAATGTATCATTTACAATGACACAGATTCTTCTTACGTGTCTATAAAACCTCTATTTACAGACAAAGAGTTTAAGAAGGGTAATAAACTAACTAAAGAGGCGTATGACACGGTTGCAAAGATTGAAGAGTACCTAAACACCAACATTAAAACGTGGGGTGCAAAAGCTCTCAACTCAAAAGACTGCAGGTTTATATTCAAACGTGAAGCTATTGCAGATGTTGGTATATTCTTACAGAAAAAACGTTATGTGTTGCATATCTTAGATGATGAAGGCATACCTTGTGATAAGTTTAAGTACACTGGGGTTGAAGTGGTGAGGAGTACAATGCCAAAAGCAGTTAAACCGTATGTAAAACGTATCATTGAGACAATGTTAATGACACAAAACATTGGTGAGACAAACAAGATTATAAATGAAACATATGAGATTTTTAAAACGTTGACTGTAGAAGATATTGCACTAGTATCTGGCATCAAAGGCTATGAAAAGTTTGCTGGGCAGTGCGATAATTTTACAACTGCAAAAGGTATGCCTTGTCATGTTAAAGCTGCATACTACTATAATATACTCTTAGATAAATTTAAACTAAGTAACAAGTACGAAAAGATAAGTTCCGGGGATAAAGTACGGTACTTCTACCTTGCACAACCAAACAAGTACAACATACAGGCTATTGGCTACAAATATTACTATCCAGAAGAGTTTAAAAAGTTATTTGAAGCTGATTATGAGACAATGTTTGAAAGTCATATCTTTTCCGTTGTTGAAAGGTTTTATGAAAACGTTAACTGGTCAGCTCAAAAACCTGGTAATTTAGTACAAACTAACTTATTTGAGTTATTTGCTTGATTTTAAACGTTATAACTATAAAATACTATCATGAGCAATACTTACGTAACTATTATTGATAACACAGGAAGGAACATTTTAGGTGTTCTTGCAAATGAGACAGCAGAAACAGTTGACATTTTGAACCCTGTAATGATTACAGTACAGCCACAAAATGGTCAATTCCAAGTCCAACTTATTCCGCTATTCTTAGCAGAATTTATTGCATCTGATGAAAAGAATCTAAGAAACTTTACATATAGATACAATAAGGCAAATGTTGCAATTGGTCTTGATTTTAATGTTGATGCTAGAATTACTTCTCAATATGATAAGATTATTGAAAATGCTAATACAGCTAAACCAGTAGCTGCTGCACCAGCAGCAGGTGCAAAGCCAGAAGTAATCAAACTATTTGAGGATTAATTTATGGCAACAACACAAAATCAAAACAACAGCTACTTAAACAACCCAAAGGAGTTTAAACGTGGTCAAGCAGATGGTATTTCTGGTGCTATTAGTGCTTTAACCCGTGTCATTAATGGTACGGATAAAGGTGATAATAGATTAGCAGACAAAGAGTTAGAAAAAATTCGCAGAGTATTCCTAATGTGGAGAGATCATATTATTGAAGCTAAGGATAAGAATCCAAAAGCTCTTAATGTGCTTGTTGAAACAAAAAAGATAATGGATATTCCTGTACCTAAAAACTAAAATAGTTTATTGATTTTGTCCATACACCATTTATAATAGGTGTATGGACAAAGACATAAACGAAATTTTAGGTGAGATAGATAAGAGTAACCCATATGCATCGTTTTTGAACGATGGGGCTCTTTCAACAGTCGATGGTTGGATTGATACCGGATCAATGGTCTTAAATGGCATTGTATCCGGTTCTTTATTTGGTGGTATTCCTAAAGGCAGATTAACAATGTTAGCTGGACCATCAATGACAGGTAAGTCTTTTATTGTTCAAAAGATTTTAGCAAATGCTCAGAAAGAAGGTCTTATTCCTATTATATTTGATAGTGAGAATGCAATTGATAAAGACGGAGCAGCTGCATTAGGTTTAGATACTTCAAATGTAAAGTACGTGCCAACGTTTAGTATTGAAGAATGTCGTAATACAATCTTTAACTTCTTAACAAAAGCAAAAGAAAAAGGACAAACCGGTAAGTTTATTATTGCAATTGACTCATTAGGTAATATGGAAAGTGAATTGCAATTAGGTAGAATGGAAAAGAGTTCTACAAGTGCAGATATGGGTAGTAGAGCAAAGGCAGTCAAGTCATTATTAAGAACTTGCACTCAATTAGCTGCAGTTACAAAGACAACTATAATAGTAACTAACCATATATTTGATGACCCGTCAGCAATGTTCCCATCATTAGTAAAAGATATGCCAGGTGGTAGAGCAGCAGTCTATTTACCATCAGTTACCTTGCAGTTAGCAAGAAAGCCAATGAAGGAAGATAAAGATTTAGATGATAAGCTTGCAGTAGGACAGAAGAGTTACTCAGGTGTAGTGCTAAGAGCATTGACAGCTAAGAATAGATTCTGTAAGCAATACTTAGAAGGTGAAATGTACCTAAGTTTTGAAAATGGTCTTAACAAATACTATGGGTTATTAGAACTGGCAGTAGGGTTTGGCGTAATTGTTCAAACAGGTAGCACATATCAGATGCCAGATGGTACTAAATTAGGATATTACTCAAAATGGAAGAGTGATTTTAAATTATGGGATGAGACTATTATACCAGGTATTGAAGAAAAAATTAAAGTTGAATGGAAGTATGGTAGTAATATTGGGAAAGATGATATAATTCCAGATGAGGTTGAGGTACAATGATATAATTTCTATATGAATAAGATAACAGCAACAAGATACCACGATTTCTCTACAGGTCATCGTGTCTATGGCCATGAATCTAAGTGCGCACACTTACATGGTCATAATTATCGAATCTATTTAACAGTAGAGGCTGATCAGTTAGATACAGTTGGTAGAGTAATGGACTTTTCTGGTATTAAAGACAAGTTCGTTATATGGTTGGAGGTAAATTGGGACCATAAATTCCTAATTTGGGAAAAAGACCCGTTTGCTCCAACATTAAAAGAACTAGACCCAGAAGGTACGGTAGTTGTAAACTTCAATCCAACTGCAGAAAACATGGGCCAGTACTTAATTAACGTAATTGGGCCACAACAGCTAGCTGGAACTAATGTAAAATTGGTTAAGGTTAATATTGAAGAGACACGTAAATGTAGTGTTGAAGTACAATAACATATGAGTCACAAATTAGTAATATCATTTAGCGGTGGAATGGATTCGTCAGTGCTATTGCATATGGCAGCTGATAAGGGTTATAGAGATATACATTTATTATCGTTTGATTATGGACAAAGACATAAGCGTGAACTTGAATGTATTAAGTTACAAACAGATAGTATAAAGAATAAGTACACAAAAGGTAAACCAGTTAACATTACTACTAAGACCCTTAACGTAGGCTATATTAAATCAATAGCAACTAAGAGTTCTCTAACTAATACTGATATAGATAATCCTAAAATTAAAGAAATGGCAGGAGATGCACAACCTATATCATATGTACCGTTTAGGAATACCATGTTTTTATCAATTGCATGTGCTTATGCAGAGTCAAATGACTGTGATACAGTATGGTATGGTGCTGCTCAAGCTGATTCCTTAGCTGGTTACTGGGATGGAAGTGAAGAATTCATACAGTCAGTTAACAACCTCGTATCACTTAATCGTAAATCTAAGATAAAGATAGAGGCTCCACTTATTACTATGTCAAAGAAAGACATAGTTTTGGAGGGGGTTAGGTTGGGTGTACCGTTTGGACAGACTTGGACCTGTTATTCCAATAGAGAAGATGGTTTAGCAGATGCAGAAACACCATCAAGTAGTTTAAGATTACGTGGTTTTATTGAAGCAGGTTATAGAGACCCTATTCAATACGTACAACAAACTAAGATAAACGATATTTACCTTAAGAATAAGTGTAAATTAGTACCCTAAGTCGTTTCTACGCTGAATTTCAATCATTCTTCTACGTTTGTACATCATTTGATTGAACATTTCCCTTTGTTGAGCCTGTGATGATAATTTCGTCACAGGTTCTTCATTGTCTTCTTCATTACCTGAACCTGGAAATTTCATTGCTTTACCATCTGGTGGTACATTATTGATATCTTCTTCATTTGCTTCTTCAATACCTTCTTCAGCCATTAATTCATTAGCTAAAGCTTGTACTTTTTGAGAATCTCCTGAAATACCTACTTTATAATAACAATTTAAATCAGAAGCAGCTAAATCACAAGAGTCTGACAAATATTCTAAATGAAGACCATGCTGTTTAGCCATGTTTGCTATATCATGTATAGAATAAGGAAATACGCTGTTATCTATTTCTAATTTCACCATAGATTCTTCTGCATCTTCTTCTTCGTCTTCACGTTTTGCATTGATGCCACCCGTCTCTTCTGGATCAGGTTCATTCCAATCTTCACCTTCTTTAGCACCTTCATGTGGGTAGTCAGCAACTAATTTATGACGTTTATGTGAACCTAATTTTGACTCCCAATCTGGATCAGTTTGAGGACCTTCTACTGTAGTTTGACTGGTTGGATCTTCAACTTGTAAAGAAAGCACGTGTGCTTTTAAAATATCTCCAAGGGACATATCTTTACCTGTACCATTCTTTACTGTCACTCTAAAACGCAAACCGTTATGGTTAGCAGAATATACTGTATTACTACCTACATCACCTTCATACTTGAAATGTGCGTTTGGATCAATATTTTTCTGTAAAGTATCTACTTGATCTTTACCTTTTTCAAATCTTTGTTTTGCTGGGGCACTTTTTTCTGCTTTTTGAGCATTAAATTTAATGTCTGGCTTCATTTGAAGCTTTCTTGACATATTAGCTGCAACATTCATCATGGATGTAATGTCTTCATCAGTAATGTTAGCAATAATGTCTTCAATCTTTTCACCTGGATGGTCTTTTTCAATCTGTCTTAATACTTTCGTTGCAAAGTACCTCGGAGTCATGGTACCTTTTAGTTCTTGCACACTTTTCATACCCATTAACTTTGCATAAGCAGGGTGTGCAGCACGTCCTCTCGTACCTTCGTTAACTAACTCTTTAAATTCTTCATTCCATAATGCAGTAGCATTAGGTTTAACGTTTTTTGCCCAACTAGACGTGAATAAGCTGTTCATTATAGTATTATTTATTGATTTTTGGTTATTTTACTTTATAATATAGTTACGATGTGTGGGATTTATGGAGCCATAAGTGCTAGTAAGTTTGAAATACTAGATCAAGCTAACAAAGTTAGAGGTAACTTTGCTTCTGGTATCTTTTACTATAGTGGTAAAGAATACGACTATCAAAAGACTGAAGGGTCATTTGATTGGGATGAGATTAAGCTACCAAAGAAAGGCTTTGTATTTTTAGGCCACAATCAAGCACCTACATCTAGTGAAAGAAAGTGGAAAGAACATAATAGCCATCCTTTTGTGTGTGATAATTGGATAGTTGCACATAATGGCGTGTTAACTAACTTTAATCAACTAAAAAAAGACTATATTCCAGACCATCCTAACTTAGTGGATAGCAGCATTATACCAGCTTTACTATCACACTTTGAGAAAACGTTTGATAGTGCTAACACTACTGAGAAAGAAGCTAATTTAATTGCATATGTGTTAGAACTTCTAGAAGGAACATTTGGATTATGGATAGTGAACACAAATACAATGAACATTTACTTAGCAAGACAAGGTAGCACATTATTCTTTGATAAGAATAGCTTTTCTTCAGCTAAAGGTAAAGGCTATAAGGAATTAAAAGAAGGTGTTGTGTACAAGTATAATAAAAGAGGTATAAAACCAGTAGAAAAGTTTAAAGTTAACTCCCCATTTTTAGAATTATGATAAAATATTTACAACCAACGACAGTTGAAGAAAAAATGAAACTAATGGAGTTTGTATACAAAAATACAGACTCGTTTATATTGAATACGTTTGGGTATTTGTGGGAGAGTAGATTATGGTGGTGTATGCAACCAATACAAGTTTATATGCAAGGCAAGGAAATTATTGGGCTACATGCATTTTCAATTAATACAAAAGCTCCAGGTACTTTAAAAACATATTATATTGTTACATCAAAGAATCACAGAAAGCAAGGCATTGCTAAAAAGCTTACAATAAAAGCATTAAAAGATTACAAAGATAAATGTGATAACTATTTTGTAAACTCAGAAGAAAATAGTGACGGTGTACATTTTTATAAAAAATTATTTGATTACCAATTTACAATTCATAAAAATGAGTTTGGTACAAATGATTTAAACTTTGAACAGTCAATTGAAAGTATTTTAAAAAATGCAAAACAGAAAATTTGATACAGGAGCTCAAAGAGACGCTGATGTTGGTAAACCAAGAATGAGTTTAATACCAACAGAAGAATTTGTACGTTTAATGCAACATTACCGTAAGGGAGGTGAGAAGTACGGGTTTGACAATTGGAAGCACGGTATGAAATCTTCTGTTTTCTATGACAGTGCTCAAAGACATTTAATGAAATGGTGGGTGGGAGAAACAGATGAAGACCATTTAGCTGCAGTACTGTGGAATGTAATGGGTGCTATGTGGACAGAAAAAAATAAACCTGAATTAGACGATAGAAAAGAATTTAAATGAACATGACATACAAAATTATTGTAGCATCACAAAAAGAAAAGTTAGAACAAACTTTAATCTATAAATCATTAGCAGCTCACTGTATCACTACTAATAATGTAATATTTTTTGGTAATAATAAACATTCATTAGCTGAGATATATAATGAAGGTATTGACATATGTAATGCTACCGGTACTAAGTTAGCAGTATTTGTCCATGATGACGTTTACATTAATTGCAGTGACTTTGAAAGACGTATTCGCCACTATGCAGAAATGTTTGACGTGTATGGGTTAGCTGGTAATTCAGCAGTTACAATTAAAGAGCCAGTACTGTGGCATTTAATGTCTGATCGTGAAAATTTAAGAGGCTGCGTAGCTCACGGACTAGATGAATCTCAATATGCTTACACATCATTTGGTCCATTACCAAGTAAGGTAGTAATGTTTGATGGTGTGTTTATGGGGGTTAATTTGGAAAAACTTCCCGGTACGGTCAGATTTGACGAAAAGAACCCAGCAAAGTTTCACTTTTACGATTTAATGTTTTCATTAGATTGTAGCCTCAGCAGACTTAAAGTAGGCATTGGTGATGTTCCTATTATTCATAACTCACCTGGTTTACGTAGCATGAGTAAGGAATGGAAGCAAGGACAACAATACTTTTTAGAAAAGTATAACAAATACGCAAATAAGACGTTGACTGTTTAAGGGTAATATCTTATAATAGGTAAAAATATGGAATTAAAACTCAATTTAGATGAGTTCGAGAATATACTTGTGTATAAGTCTCTTACGGACGAAAGGTATCTAGCTAACATAGTAGATCATGTTAAGCCTGAATTTTTCAAAGATAAAAACGTAAGAACTATATTCAGTACAATAAAAGCATTTTATTTAAAAACTAATAATGTACCAACTATTACAGAATTAAAAACTTACATTAACACTGAAGATGTAAAGGAGGCTTTTAAAACTGTTATTCGTAATTTTACTAATATAGATAAAAACTTTAATGAAGATCAGTTAATAGAAAATACTGAAAGGTATATTAAAGAAAAGGCAATCTATAATACGATGTTAGATGTTGCTGAAGATGTATCATCTGGTAAAATAGATACAAGTTTTATTTTAGATAAATTTGAAAAGAGTTGTAATATTAATTTAAAGACTGATATTGGTTTAGATTTGTTTAATGACTTTGGTAAGGTTATAGAAGACCTTAATACTGAGCAACCTACTATACCAAGTAGATGGAAGTGGCTAGATAATAAACTTGACGGTGGGTTTTTACAAAAAGGTAGAGCGTTGTATATTTTTGCAGGTGAAACTAATGTTGGTAAGTCCATATTTTTAGGTAACATAGCTTCAAATATTGCAAGTCAGAATAAGACAGTATTACTCATAACGTTAGAAATGAGTGAGTTAATTTACGCAAAACGTTTATCGTCTAATATAACTAAAATACCTATTAGAGATTTAAAAACTGAAAGCGTTACATTAAAACAGCAAATTGAAGAGATTAGTAAAAATAGTCCTGGTTGTAGAATATTAATTAAAGAGTTTCCTCCTAGTACTATTACACCAAGTCAAATTCAAGGGTTTATTAAAAATTTAGTTAATAAAGGTATTAAAATTGATGCTGTTGTATTAGATTATATTAATTTGGTTAAGAGTACTTTAGGTAATAATAGTTATGAAAGGGTAAAATATGCAACTGAACAAGTAAGAGCTCTTACATATGTGTTTAATTGCCCTTTTATTACAGCAACCCAGTTAAATAGAAGTGGCTATAATACTAATAGCCCTGGATTAGAAACTATTGGTGAAAGTATTGGTTTAGCTGCAACAGCAGACGTTATTGTTAGTATCTTCCAAGACGAAGAAGATAAAGAATTAGGTGTAGTTAAGTTAGGTATGATGAAAAACAGGTTTGGTTTAAATCATGGCGTAACTACAATGAGATTAGACTATAATACATTAACGGTATCGGAAGATGACTCATTATCTACGTTAGGAGATCAGTCAAGTATAACAAATACGTTAGCAATGCTTAGTAATAAAAGTTGATATAGAAAAAGGCTTTGTAAATAAGTTTATAAAGCCATGATGATCAATGAGAGTACAACGAACCGTTCGCCTCATCTTTTAATAGAAGATAAGGAATTGGTACATTCGTTTTACAGTTTTTGTACATTTTGCTTTTTGTATTACGGTAAGAAGATAAATTTTGCTACAATTTTTACGAAAATTTTACAAGATGAAAAGCTAAGAAAGCTATATAAAGTTACTATTTCTGAACCAAGTGATTTTGAAGCTCTTAGAAAATTTATAATTTTTGAGCCTTCAATAACTAAAAGCAAGTACATTACTAAAATTATTAATAAAGGGAAAATATTTTAGGAACTTTTATAAAATATAGTGTGACTCAACAAGAGCAATATATTTACAACTGTTACCTTGAAACATCTCGTAAGTTAAATGGCCAACCTTTCCGTTATAGAAAGGACTTTTCAGGTTTTGAAGAGAAAGAAGAGTATGCAACAGTTGCTAAGTTAGCTTATTTTTTTAATAAGTTTGATAACATTAATATAAAAGACTTTTTTGAGGCTCCGTACTTTGTACATAATGAAAAGTTTTTTGATATAAAGTATTTTACATCTCAAAAAGCAATTAAAGCGTATACAATATACGAAACTAAATTTTTACCGGATAACCCAGACCATACACAAACAATTTTAAAAATAAAAGATAGCTTTTTGTATATCTACAATTTTTGTAAAAGTAAAAACATTAAAATGTCTGATTATATCAATTATAAGGAACCAAATAGCCAATGGCATAGTTTCTTGATGCATGTTAAGTCGAGAAATGTTATTGTTTATGCTTTGTTTATTTTTCCTAATTTTGATAAAGTTATAAAGTCTTACGATAGTGAAATAAAAGAGTTTACTTTTGGAGACACATTTACAAACCTTAATTTTTATAGAACAAAATATTATAGTAGCAGCAAAGCAAAAAAACTTTGTACAGCTATATATGATAAGTTGACTTCTTTACAAACAACTGTATAATAGAGAGATAATTTATGACAAACATGATTAATAGTTCAATATTCCAAAGTATCAAAGGTGCACTAGCACAAGAGAGTAGCAATACGGGTCTTTCTGAGATCCTTAAGACAGAGCCAGGTAATACTTACACCGTAAGACTTTTACCTGCTAAAGATCCTAAAAAGACCTTTTTCCACTTCTTTACGCATGGTTGGACAAGCTTTTCAAGCGGCCAGTACGTTGCAGCTTTAAGTCCACAGACGTTCGGTGAAAGAGATCCAATTGCAGAAGAACGTTTTCGTATCTTACGTACAGGTTCACCTGCAGAAAAAGAGAAGGTAAAGTCAATTGGCCGTAGTGAAAAATGGTTAGTTAACGTTTATGTTGTTAACGATCCAAAGACTCCAGAAAATAATGGTAAGGTTAAGATCTTACGTTATGGAAAGCAATTACAAAAGATCATTACTGATGCAATTGAAGGTGAAGATGCAGATGAATTGGGTGCACGTATCTTTGATCTTAGTCCAAACGGTGTTAACCTAAAGATTAAGGTTGAAAAGCAAGGTGATTATCCAAGTTATGTATCATCTAAGTTTAGTATGCCAAGTGCTTTACCTGAATTAGACGACGATAAAGCAGCTAAAGTTTATGGTGGTGTGTTTGAGCTTGATAAGATCTTTACTTTAAAGAGCACAGAAGATCTAAAAGCAATGCTTGACGAACATTATCATTGCAAAACAGTAAAAGATGACACAACTCCAGCAGCTCAACCTGTTGCAGCTAGTGCAGCTCCTGTAGCAAATAAGTCAAACGACGATGATATTAAGAATTTGTTAGATGGCTTAGATATTAACGCGTAATGGAACCCGATCACAAAGAACTATTAATCGGTTTATTGGGCTCCACGTACGGGGAGATGAAAAAACTGGACGACTCTATAGTGGGGTCGTCCAGTACTCTCGGTAAACGTAGTGAAAAGGTTAAACAGGAGTTAACTAATGTAATTAAAAATGCATTACCACCTCCAGATGTACCTATTTTACAACGTATTAACCCAGCAATAACTGGAGCTCCTCCAGTACCAGCCCCTCAACCTGCTCCACAATCAGATTATCAGTTTTTTTCTCAACCAGTGCAGCAAGCACAACCTGTCCAACCAGAACAACCACCTTCTGATCCTAATCAGTTAGAGTTTGATCTTAATAAAGTTGCAAAGTATGATGATGTAATGAATTATCTTTACACCATCACAGACAGGCTTAATAAAATTGAAGATAAAATTGATAGGTTATTAAAGAACGGTGACTTACCCAAAAAAAAAGTGAACCCACCCCAACAATCAGGCAGTGGTTTAGCGCAATCTTGAAGTTATAATAAGGTATGAAGTTACAAATTAAAAGTAAGAAGGATTTTATTAGTAATGTCCTAGGACCAATATCAAATCTTAATGATAAAACCATTATTAAGATTGAAAAGGATAAGATTACTAGTCTTACAGCATCCAGTGACGCAACTTTAGTGTTGTATTCTGAAACACAAAGCGTTTCTGATACAGAACGTAGTATAAACATACCAGATATTAAAAAATTAACAAGAGTACTTGAATGTGTAGATGTAGATACGTTAGATCTTGACATAACAGCTAATAATATCAAGTATACAGGTGAAAATTTTAAGTTCACTTATCATTTACTTGAAGATGGTATTATAAAGATGCCTTCTATTAATGTTAAGAAGGTAAATGAGTTAAAATTTGACGTTTCATTTAAAGTAACTGAAGCAAAGTTAAGTTCATTGTTTAAAGGATCATCTTTTACGACAGAAACCAATAAGTTATACATTTATTTTGAAAATAACAAGATTTGTGGTGAGTTAGGTGATAAGAGTAGACATAACTCAGACAATTTTCAATGTGTACTAGCTGAAACGTTTGAAGGTACAGTATTAACTAAGACAGTGCCGGTAAACTTTGATACATTTAGGTTAATAAACTTTAATAAATGTCAAGATATTGAGTTTGCCATTAACATTTCATTTGGTGTTATTAAAGTAACACTTAGTAGGGACAACACAAAGTTGACATATATTGTTTCAGCTTTAATTAATTGATGATTATACCGCTAACAAATACTAACCCTGAGGTGAAGGGGGATCCTGTAGCAATAAACACTGATTTTATTGTTTCTATTCGTGAAGGAATAGCTAAAAGGGATGATGGTAGAGAAGATAAAGTGACTTTTATATTTTGCCCACCACATGGTATGTGGGAAGTAGAAGAATCGTTAGATAGTATACTAAAAACAATTAAGAAAAATTCTAATTGATTTAATTTTAACAAAAGATAATTATTATTATGCAAATTGAAGCCAAATACAGTGCTAAAGAGAAAAAGATTTCAAATAAAATTAAAACAGCAGGTTATTTTATTAAACGTTTAAAAGATAGTGGCTTTGTTGTATTTAAAATGTTTAATGCATATAGTGATACTGATCCAAGAAGATGGACAGTATTAATAGACCCAGGCGTGGCTTCAGTTTATGTTACTTGTTATTCAAACAAGAACGAAATTAATGAAACTTTATTTGAAATTGATGATGGCGGCCACTTATTCAGCAAGGGAACATATTACAAAACTGATAGTATTGAAACCATTATTAGCAGTTTAATACAAAAAGGAGTCAATAATGACGCAAAGAAAAATCCTTTCGGTTCACTTAAATAAGTACATGGCAGAAAATAATAAAAAGGGTAAAGCAACGCCAAAAACTAAAAAAGAGCTAAAGAAAAAAGAACAATCAGCTCAAACCCCGCCGCAACCTACTCCTCCCGTAGCATTAGATCAGCCAGATCCAGCGGTAATGAAGGTTATTAGGGATGCTTTACTAATTCAAGTAGTAAACCCTGAAAGCCAAATACGTAAACGCAATACTGTCAATGAATTGGATGCAATGGTTTCAACTTGTCAAGAATTTTTAAAGAGTTTTGTTATTTTAGGCTATACTTTTGAAGGACAACCGGTACAACCAATAGTATTTGCTCATAATCAACAAGAAGCAGATGCATTAGGCTCATATTTGAGCAAGTTCATCCAATCCACAATAAAAGAACAAGAGCAAAACGGAGGTTGAGTGTAGATATATGGTTTATCCATAGAGAACCTCACAAGAACAATGGTAAAATTTGAACTCATAAATAGACTTCTAAAGAGAAAATCCAAAGTTATACCTAAACCTCCTGAAGTTTATGCTGTAGGTACAGGGACATATGTAGGAGAAATGTTAGTTTATTGTAAAAAGGATTTAGATAACTACTATTTTTTATCTATTCCAAAGAATATTAACAGAACCATACCAATAGAGAAGTTTGACTTTGCTATTGAACATAAAATAGCAGAATTTGCTAACAAATTACCTAAACCCGTCTATAAAATCTGCTATAAGCAGTATGAATATAACGAGAAGAACATGATTTCCGGTAAGAACAAGACTAAATAATACATTATGTTCTTAGAACCTACAAAAATTAGATCACCTTACACAGGGGAAACAGTAATGCCTAAAATTACTTCACACACTACAGATGGTAAAACATATGAACAGGTTAGTTACAATGACCCAGTTACAGGAAATCTTATTAAAAAGGGTATGGTAAGCATTAAAGATGCTAAAACTGGTGAAGTTTTACAGGATTACACAACGCAAAACACCAACGTTATTCGTAGTGTAAGTTATCGTACTTGATTTTTTAAGGAAATATCACATAATATGGTGTGATACCTGTACCAGAACAGTACGTAA